CACGCCGTTCAACCGCCCTTCATCAGAAGGGCGGGCTCCACCGGGTCTTGATGCTGACGGACCGCGGACGTCCAGAACGTTCGAGGTGATCCCTGTCTGCGAAAGGCTCGTCGCCTTGCTTAAGGAACCACTTGAGTAGGGCGCCTTCACCGCTCGATTGTGATCGAGGAGGTTTGGAGCGCGTGACCCACAGTTTCACACGTGGTGAATGCGTGTCCACGTCAAGCCGCTCAGCCTTGTAAGGCAAGAAGCTATGACGTCCTAAACCAGGTGCTGTTACCTCAACGATGGGGAAGTTACTTCCCTTCTGATCTCTCAGAAGGTTGGTAATTTTACCGTCAAGGTACCTGACTGTTTTCCACATCCCCCGATAGTAAAGGAGATTGCGGAAAGCAACCAAGGAAACGACCTCAGGAACATCCCTCCGTGATGTGGGTAACAAACGACGTACACGAACGGGTGTAACATCATGCCCGTCGTAATAGTCACCCCCACAAGACTCTCTGAACTTGCCTGTCCAGAATGACTTGTCAGTGTTCACAACGAGGCCGAAAGCCTCGAGGGTCTGTATCACGGAACTCACGTATTCGACGGGAACGATAATATCGTCCCCGTAGACACGCACCTTTCCACGGAAGGCTTTAAGGCCCTTCCGGGTGAGTGGCAGATCTAGCTCTTTCTGGATCGCAACGAATACGATGGTCATGATGACCATAGACATCATCGGAAAACAGAGAGCTGAACCCATGGACGCGAACTTGGTCAATGGAATCACTCCATGACCAGGTACATCGGCCTTCAAGCTCCTTGTAGCTTGAACAGCCCTCGATAAAGAGGGCCATCTACGCAAAAGGAGCTCTACATGTCGATTCGAAACTCTGTCGGAAGCCTCTCGAAGGTCGAGAGTAGCGAGGTCGCCTTCGCGGCTGCCCCGCAACGCCATGTACCTGTTAGGGTACTGTTGGCTGAATCCGACGAAGCCAGGCGGAAACTCGATGAGCTGTTCATCTACGCGAGTCGCGTCGAAGACAGCTTCACGGTCGCCGTCGAGCTCCTGGATGATTGGTTGGAGCAGGGCCTGCTGATTGAACATCAGACAGGTTGGCTCCTTCGCGATCACCCGGGGAGTTTTGAGCGTCTTTGGCACGGTTATGACCTTCACAGGTTGTTCGTGCTCAGGTTCGCGGAAATCCACATCGTCCACGCGATAATCATACCGCGTGTTGGGGATGGCGTTATTCCAGTACGGAAAGACGTCATCGAGCCTTGACGGCCAGTAACCTAGGTCGAATTTCTCGTTCCCGAGGAATCCGTCCGCAGTTGCTCCCGGACCATGTCTGGGTATCAATGAGGTTGAAAGGGGATCAGAAATCGATCTCCACACTTCATTGTTGATCGGTTGTAATGATCGAGCCCACAGAAGACCAGCCATTCTGTCAAACTCCGCAAGGAGTTCCAACGGAATACTATCAGCTGAGTCCCGGATTTCCATCTCACACTTGACGTCCTTCAACCCCGCATCAGCCGTCCGCTCTTTCGAGCATTCGATCTGAATCTTACCAA